TATTTAAAAAAATCTAACGATATATATATTAACTCTGTAACAATTGCTGAATGGAATATGAATGTTCCTGGAAATATTAAAAAAATAGGTAACTATAGATATAGGCCAAATGAAAATACAAGCATATATAAAACAATTCCAAACACATTTGATCAAGACGACTTAGGAAATTACTATGAAGACGCATTATTATCTTATGAAAAAAAACAAAACACTTATAACTTAGATAACAGTGTACAGGTTTTTCAATCTTTGGATGAAAAAAAATCTTTGTATTATTCTTTAGAGGATTGCACAAAGCCGTTTAGGCCAAGATCTGGTATTAACAAAACCGATTATTTTAATAATAAATATTTGCCTAACAATACACACTTTGGAAATAACTCACCCAGATACTACATGTCATCGAGAAATGATGACTTTAAATATTGGAGTTCATATAGAAAAGAAGATGGAAAAGAAAGGGGCATTTCTAATATTAAAATTAATAACTTTAATTATATAGAAGATGCGTGTCCATTCATAGTATATAAAGATAGCGTGCCATGTAATAGAATTGTTTTTAAAATGCAAACAAACGTAGGATATTTAGACAGGGGAGATTCTGTTGGAATTTCTGAGACAATTTCAGACCCGTTTTATGGAAATAAAAATAAAACAGTTCCATCAAAATTTAAAATTCAGGTTTTAAAAAATAACAATTGGGTCGATATTTTAGACATAAACGAAAACAATAAAAGAAGTGATGACTCAGAAATTATTGCACCAGATGGATATTTAGAATTATACTACTCAAACAATGAATGGTTTTTAAAGTCAGAAGATGTTGATTATGAAACTCCATTTGTTACTGAGTTATCTAATCCCACAAAAACAACAAACGATGATTCAACTTTTTATTATAACGAATTTGAATATATTGATGGAATAAGATTTGTCGTAAAAGCAATGAACAAATTTGACTCAACATTTGATTTAATTGAAATGTCTCCAAGACTAACCGCCAACATTTCTAGCATGATAGTTGATTTTAAAATTAATAAAACTCTTTCCGATCTATCACAGGGAGCAATTCCAGTAGGACAACTTTTGCCATCAACTGGAAGCGTTACAATTTTTGATGAAAATTTTTCTTTTAATGAAAACAACGACAACAGTATAATTAAAAACTACTTAAATAAAAATGTTAAATTTGTTTTTTATGAAAATATCTACAATAAAGATTTATCAGTTAATTATTTTGTTCCAATAAAGACTTTGTATTCAGATAATTTTCCACAAACAAATAATGACGGATCTTCAGTATCAATAAACTTACGTGATTTTTACTTTTATTTTGAATCAAAAACTGCCCCAAGAATGCTTCTAACTGACGTGTCTTTAAGTTTTGCAATATCAACCATTCTCGATTCTGTAGGTTTTACTAATTACACATTTAAAAGATTGGGCTATGAAAAAGATCCAATTATTCCTTATTTCTTTGTTGCTCCAGAGCAAAGTTTGGCACAAGTTTTAAACGAGTTGGCGGTTTCAACTCAAACAGCAATGTTTTTTGATGAATACAATAATTTTGTAGTTATGAGTAAGAATTATATTATGCCAGAAAAAAATGAAAGAGTCACAGACTTTAAATTAATTGGAACAAACAATCAACTTGCTGACGGAGTAATTAAAAATAAATCACAAAGTGAAAACCTTTCAAATATAATTTCAATATCGTCTCAAGATAAAAAAATATACAATGACGGGAAAATAAACTATACCTCAAGATATATTCAAAGATCTTATGGATCATTAAACCAAAGTTCTTTATTGGACAGAGAAAAAACATGGATATACAAGCCAGCACTTCTATGGGAATCTTCTGGGGATGACTCCATGAAAACAATAAATGACAGAGTCTCTAAGCAATCAAATTTTATTTTATCAGCGGTTCCAATAAACTCCGACCTAGTTTCTGCTTTACCAACAGTTCAAAATGGCATAGTAATAAACAACATAATAGATGTTGGAGAAAATGCATATTGGCTAACAAGATATACAGGATATTTTTATTCAAATGGAGAAATAATAAAATATGATGCTGTTGAATATAACATAACTGGGGTTGGTAACGTATGGATCAGCAACAATCAAGAGTATCAAGATTACTTTGGTAATTTAAAATTTAATGGCAAAATATATCCTACTGGGCTAGTTCGTATTTTTTCTAACCCACACTACGAAACAATTGATAATCAGTTAAGATTAAAAGAGGGTGCAGTTTTTGAGCACGGAAGAGCACAGTTTGGAACAAAAATATCTAGTCATAGTGCTGGAATATCTAGTAACTGGACAGATAACTCTTATGTTCGTGGATGTAGTATGAGATCAGACTTACTATTTAATACTAGTCTAGAGATTGAGTATCCAATTACAACCTTAGGAGAGGCGGGTAAAAGTGATACTTTGGCAAAAAAATCTTTAAGGAATGGTATTATAAAAAACTTTATGTCTAATAATTTTTTAACAGAGACTCAGTTAAACAGTTTACCATCTGCAGAGACTGGAACAATTCAATCATCTGCTCTAGTATTTTCAGGGCCAGTATTTGAATCATCGGACAAGCCAATAAATTTTATTTCATATATATATAAATCGCTAAATAATTCATTTAAACATTTCGGAACAAGAATGAGAATAATAGGAAAATCAGAAAATACTGATAACAGACTACAAACGCCAACTGGTAGCGCAATATATTATCAATTGCCATCTACTCAGCCAAATCAAAATTCTAATATTGGTGGTGGCTCTGGAGGTATAGGTATAATGATAAATCCAGAAACCAACAATGGATATTATTTTGAGATTGTTGCATTGACTCAAAAAAATATAGAATCTTATACAAAAATAAATGCCGATGGAACAAAAGACGTAAATGTTTACAATATGGTTTTTTATAAAATTAAAAAAGATGATAGTGGAAACGCCATACCAATAAAAATTTGGTCTGGGCTTTCAAGTATTTTAGTAGATGATGGACAGTTTACTGGTCAATATAGAATTGCGGGAGAAGAAAAGCCAACAGTGTATGATTTGTCAGTAGAGTATGAAGATGTCGGAACATCTAAAAGATTTTATTTGTTCATTAATAATAAAGTTGTTGGTATAGTAGATGACCTAGATCCATTGCCATTCTATAACAATGCATGCTTATTTGTTAGAGGATCCTCAAAATGTATGTTTGAAAACATATATGCACTTGGTAAAAATTATTCTCAAAATACTGTTTTTGATGTTGCAGACTCAGTTTCTAATGTTTTTGGAGATTCTAAAATTAGCGCTAATGATTCATTTAGAAAATACGCTATGAGTGGAATTTTGCAATCTACGTATCTAACTGGCATCTCTGCTGCTCAACCACCAGATTACAATATATACTATGATGAATTTGGCTCTATATTTAGAGAAGTGGCATACTTTAATATAAAATATGATAAAGCATTTCCAGCGTTATACGCTCAAATATCTCCAACCCCTAGTACTATAAAGGGATATGTTGTTTCTGGGTTTCAGGCAGACTCTTATGGAGCAGAATTTTTAGTTTTTAACGCAACGGATTCGGCTTTAAATTTAGATGAAACCGGGGGAAATTATTTAAAAATTCAAGGTATAACTTTTACCCAAGACACAACCTATACTGCATCTGTTGATGATTATTTTAATAAAAAATCTAATTTTTCAGAACAAGATAACCTAGATACTAACACAATAAGATCCTCTTTGTTTGCGTTGCAAAACTATAACTATATAAAACAAAGCAGACTAAACCACGGAGTTTCTACTTTTTCTTTGGAAACTCCATACATTCAAAATTCTTCAGACGCAGAAAATTTATTAGGTTGGATTATTAATAAATCTATGAAACCTAAAAAGATGGTTGGAGCAGAAATATTTTCATTACCAGTTTTGCAATTAGGAGACATAGTTGAAATTGATTATACAAAAAACGATGTTAGTATAATTTCAGATCCAGATACTCAGTTTGTAGTCTATAGTATTGAATATGGCAGAAAAAATAATGGTCCAGAAATGACCGTATACTTGGCGGAGGTGTAAAGTGGGCGCACTAGATGCAAAAAATTGGGAAAGAAATTTCCCAGATATTCCATATTGGGTATCTGATGTTGCAATTGGACCCAATACACCCGAAGACAGTGGAATAATAAAAGAAACACTTGATACATTTTCAAATATAACTGCTTCCGTTCCAGCAACACCTCCATACATGCCAAGTCCACCACCACCACCACCCACAGTTAAAGTTAAAAGTGCAACCCCAGAAATTATATTGTGGGACGATGCAACAATTCCAATGGAAATACTATCAAATTTAACTCTTGAAAACATTGGGGGGCAAGAGTTACTTTCTTTGTCAAGGCACGATAGAATAAGTGGAGAAAATGTATCTAATCAATTAATAAAAAATTTAACATTCTTTAATCAGGAATATTCTTCAAAAAAAATATTAGGATTACAAAATACATCAGATAAATATTTTTCAAATTTTAGCATTAAACTTGATTCTAAAATTCCAGTCGAGGGCAATGGTCCTGGAGGAACAAACGTATACCTAGACCCTATAACAAAAGACTTAGTTATTGATTTAATCAATTTAGATTCAGACGAAATTGTTGAAATTCAAGTCGGTGCGGGTGGTACAATATATACTATAGCCGTTGGAGTTGAAGAGTCATGATAACTAATGTTGGAAAATATATTATTGCTAAGTATTTGTTGGGCCAAACACCAGCATTTGCGTCATATATGGCTGTGGGGTGTGGAGTTAAACCTCTAGACAATTTAACAACAGCGCCAGATCATTCTTTAAAAGAAAATCTTAATTTTGAAATGTTTCGTGTTCCAATCAGTTCAAGGGGATATATTGTTGAAGATGGTAAATCAAAATTAGTTTTAACAGCAGAGTTGCCAACGGAAGAAAGATATGAGATATCTGAAGTTGGAATATATTCCGCTGGTGCAAATCCAAATGCAACAGCAAATGATAGTAGACCAGTTTTGGTTTTTTCTGAAGCAGAAAATTGGGAGCACGTAACACCAACAGCAACGACAGACATAGCAAGAATAACAGTTCCGCTTGACTCTGCCCTATCAAATAACGTAATAGATTCAACCTTAAAAATCTTTGAAACCAACGCTGACAATAAAATATTTTATAACCAAAATAGGGCAAATAGGTACGAAAGGTGCAGATATTTTAATAACGCAATTGCAATACGTGGAGACTCTTGCTCAATGACTTCTTCTGGAGGGCATTTAGTGGTTGGCTCAAATCCAGAATATATTAGACTAGTAGGAACATCTGTAGACATATCAAAGGTTTCTCCGTTAGATGAATTAAGATTGGCGTTTTCAGTTATTAACAAAGACGGTGATTCAGTTGCAATTCCCGACACTGTGAAAATTATTATAGAATTTACTAATAGTTCAGATACTTCAAATTTTTCAAGATTTGAAGCGGTAGTTGACAATGGTTCGGCAAGTAGCCAACAAAATTTTGCAAACAATAGATACTGTGTAGTAAGTAAACAAAAGCAAGAACTATATACAACTTCTAATTTTTCTTGGACCTCGGTAAACACAATAAACATATACGCATCCGTTGTAGATTCTGGGTCAGTGTCTAACAATTTTTATGTATTTTTAGATGCATTAAAATTTGAGAACACAACCGCATCAAATCCTTTATACGGATTAGTTGGATACTCAATAATACAAAATGACGAAGCAACAACAATTATAAAATCAAGCAATACAAATAATTATATAGAGTTTAAGTTTGCAATAGGGGTAGGGTAATGCCTGACAACAACATTAAAAAAGTTATAATAAAAAAATCAGACCTATATCAAGTTGGAGATGTTTATGAATTAAATCACAATATTAGATATAGAGTAATCTCTGAAGACAGAAATAGATACTCCCATTGGTCTCCAATTACAACCTTAAATATTGATCCAACTGCAGACGAGGTTGGTTTTATAGTTTCAGATACAAGCACTCATATCCCACATAATTTTGAGGTAGACATTACCAAACATTTAATTAATCTTTCCTGGACAATGCCAGCATTACAAATAGTAAATCCAACAGAAGCAGAGGTTGCATTGCAACAGGAACAGGCTGCTATTGCTGCTTTTGACGTATATGTTCAATGGAAGACTGGAACAGTTAATAGTAACTGGATTTGGGTAGGTCAATCTTCTGGCTCTAGTTATTCAATTTCTTATCCATACGCATCTGGAAGTCCAGATATGGCAAGATTTAGAGTTCAAAGGTACACCCTGGTAAAGAAAGAATTTGATCTAGCAACTTATTTAATTACTGATTTTAAAGATTTAGACTGATATAATAATAAAGGAGACATATGGCAAAAATACCACTACCAGAAAGAGGGCAGCCCCTAGATTTAACATATATAAATCAATTGGCTAACGCAGTCAACGGATTATATAATCAGATATCATCCAGTACAGGCAATTATGCTAAAATAAATATTACAAATAATGACATAGTTAACGTTAAAACTTCAGAAATGGGTGTTGTAGCAGCCCGTGTAGAAATATACAATAACGCGACAGTCATTGTTGCTCAAGAAAAAGAATTTTTTTATGATTTCAGCAATAATTTTAAATATGCCCCAATTGTTACCGCTACGCCAGTAAACATTGGAAACACATTAGCAGGTAAAAATGTTTCTGTAATTTTAAAAAATGTAACCACCTCTAGAGTTGAAGGGGTTGTAAGGTTTGGAAGCGCTGGAGATTTATCTTTGCACGTAAACTTAATTGCAATTGGCGTTCCTACTTAATGATAAAATGTTCAAGATGTAAGTCAAGGATGTTTTTAGATAGGCAATATAGTAGGGAAAATCACTTGGAATCATTTTGTTTGTCCTGTGGAAATAGAAAATTTTATAATCCGCCATCAGCATCAAGCGAGGGGAAATGGCTACTTCAAAAGGAAATATTGAAAGCGAAGAATACAATCAGTCGCCTGTAATAAAAGGCAGCGAGGCTGTTTGGTTTTTAAATAATGATTTAGTAAGAATACATCATTATAATAGATCAAATGGAACTGTTGCATTGTATAATATTATTAAAAATAAAATTGAATTATGCTTTATTTTAGATTTTAAAAAAAATAGAGAAAAGGCATATACGATAACAGAAACTGCAAAAATTATTAATAGGCATAGAAAATATATGCCAAGTTTAATAAAACGAGGAATCATCCCTCCACCAGTAGGGTGTTCTGAAAATGGGAAAAGAGGTTTTCAAATAAGAGCGTACTACTCTGAAAACACAGTAAAAGAGATTCGTGATATACTGGCAAGTATACATATTGGACAACCAAGAAAAGATGGTTTAATAACAAATAATATGACGCCTACAAAACAAGAATTGACCAGAAAGTTGGGAGATGGTATACTTACTTATACAAAAACTAAAGATGGAAGATTTATTCCAGTCTGGAACGAATCAATAAGATAACTGTTGGGAGACAACAATGGAAAATGATCAAGCAAAAATAAACGTAACATTGGGATATACATATAATTTAGGAAATTTTCAATCTCTTAGATTAGATCTTGGCGTAATAGACAGTAAAAAAGATGGTGAAAATATAAACGATGCATTTGAAAGAGTTTATAATTTTGTCGAAAACAAACTTGCCGAAAAACTAAATGAGGCAAAGTTAGCAAAATTAGAAATATCTGAATAGTGGCAGAGCGCAAGGACCGAATGGCCTTGTTAAGTCGTTACAGTAAGTTTCATACTGCTCGGTACGAAAAAAAGGCTAATCTAAACCTAAATGTAGAACAATGGGCATCTGATGCCTTAATAGATTCTTACGGAATCGCAAAATGCTATGAGTTGCTTGAGTACTATTTTACTCACTCCCTGTCTCCCTCTTGGAATTATTTTGCATACAATTGTGAAAAAATATTGCAGGCAAAATTAGATAAAATTCATGACGATGAAGCAAGATTAGAAAGAAGGAAAAAAGCAAAGGAATGGTTAAGTGAATAACACAGAGTCTAAATTAATATCTGCACTACTTAGTGATAAACAAATGCATGTTTTATTACAGGCCAACGTTGAGAATTTATTGAAGACCCATACAGACCTTTGGATATTTATTAGAAAATATTATGAGGCCAATAATTCGGTTCCGCCACAATCACTTATTGTAGATAAATTTAGAGATTTTCAATTTGTAGAAAATACTGGAGCAACAAAATATCATTTAGAAGAGTTACAGTCTGAATACTTAACTGATAGCCTCAAGGGTATATTGAGGTCGGCTGCTTCAGAAGTGCAGTCTGGAAATGGAGAAATTGCCTTAAATGAAATAATTAATAAAACCTCTGAACTAAAAAAGAATACGGCAGCAATTAGAGACATTGATGCAACAGATTTAGAATCTGCAGTTGCTTATTATACAAAGATGCAAACAATGAAAGATGCTGGAAGTCTTGGAATAAAAACAGGTCTGCCAGGTTTTGATAACTACCTTCCATCTGGAATTATGCCAGGGCAACTAGGAGTATTCCTCGCATATCCAGGAATTGGAAAGTCTTGGTTAGCATTATACTTTGCAGTGCAGGCTTGGAAGCAAGGTAAGAGTCCTATGGTAATAAGCCTTGAAATGTCAGAAGTAGAAGTTAGAAATCGTGTGCTTACAATTATGGGCGAAGGTTTATGGTCACACAGAAAAATTAGTAATGGAGAAATAGAATTAGACATGCTTAAGTCTTGGCATGCAAAAAATTTAAGCGGGAGACCCGAGTTTCACATCATCTCAAATGACAGCGGTGGAGAAATAAACCCTTCTGTGGTACGTGGAAAAATTGATCAGTATAGACCAGACTTTGTTATTGTAGATTACTTACAATTAATGTCTCCTAATCAAAAGTCAGAAAACGAAACAGTAAGAATGAAAAATCTTTCTAGAGAACTTAAATTAATGGCTATTGGGGAAGATGTTCCAATTATCGCTATCTCTTCAGCCACTCCAGACGATGTTACTAATTTAAGTACAGTCCCAACCCTAGGGCAGACAGCCTGGTCAAGACAAATTGCATATGATGCAGATTGGGTGTTGGCTTTGGGAAGAGAATCAAATAGTGATACCATTGAATGCGTATTTAGAAAAAATCGTAATGGATTTATGGGAGATTTTTTAGTTCAAGCAGATTTCGATAAAGGACGTTATAGATATAAAGATTTTGAGGATTTAAATGTCAAAAAATAAAAGTTATGGCTCAAGCCTGTACAACGCAGATCAGGTTCGTAGAGTTTTAGACGGGGCTGGAGTTAATATAGAAAAAGAATTAGATACGGATTTTATTATTTTTTGTCCATATCACAATAACTTTAGAACTCCAGCAGGAGAGGTTTCAAAAACAAAAGGAACTTTTTTGTGTTTTTCATGTCATACAACAAGGGATCTAGTTTCTTTTATTAAAGAGTTTACCAATAGAACATATTTTGAATCCCTTAGATTTATATCTAGTAAGGGAAAAAATATTGATATTGAAAAAGAGATAAATAAATCGTTGATAGATGTTCCAGAATATAAAATGTTTGACGAGTTGATAACTAAAAGATTAAACACTAATGCACTAGGCTCACCAAGAGCGATGTCTTACTATGAAAGAAGAAGAGTTACAAAGGAGTCAGTTGTTAAATTCGGTCTAGGTTATTCAGAAAAACAAGACATGACAACGATTCCAATACATTCTCCAGATGGAATTTTAGTAGGATTTGTTGGAAGATCTATAGAAGGAAAAGAATTTAAAAACACCCCAGGATTACCAAAATCTAAAATTCTTTTTAATTTACATAGGGTAAAAACCTCTAGTAAAGTTTACGTTGTTGAATCATCATTTGATGCTATAAGGTTGGATCAAGTTGGATTTTCGGCAGTAGCAACGTTGGGGGCTAATGTGTCAAACACACAAATAGAATTGCTTCAAAGATATTTCAATAACATTATTGTTATTGCAGATAACGATGAGGCAGGAGGAAACATGAAAGATAAAATAATTGAAAAATTAAAATCTCGTGTTTCTGTTATACAACTTAATATAGAATATAAAGACATAGGAGATATGGACGATGCTGCAATCAGGAACTTAGACTTCCAGTTTGACAAAACCATATCTCTTATGCTAGAATAAATAGACAAACACTTAAAAGGAGAAAATACGTGAGCGTTGTTAAAGGTTTAAAAAATATAAACGCACTGCTTGATAAGCCGAAGTCAGATTCACCAAAGGTTCGTTGGCTAAAACTTGCAGATGGTCAGTCAGTAAAAATAAGGTTTATCGAAGAGTTAGATGAAGACTCTGCAAATTACAGTCCAGATCGTGGGCTTGCTCTTGTCGTAAAAGAGCATGTCAATCCAAAAGACTATAAGCGCAAAGCAATAGATACTATGGATTCCGAAGGCCGTGACTGGGCAGAAGAAATGCATAAAAAAGATCCGAAGGCTGGCTGGAGAGCAAGACTTCGTTTTTATTGCAATGTTTTAGTAGATGACGGAATTGAAACTCCATACGTGGCTATCTGGTCAATGGGTGTTAGCAAACAATCATCCTTTGATACAATTCGTGAATATGCTCTAG